AGAAGCGGGTATCGAGCCAGAACTGATCACTGGTCGGGAGCGCGCGGCGGCCTGCGGTGCTTTCTACGACGAAGTGATGGAAACTCGGCGTGTTCGGCACCTTAACCAGCACGTTTTGAACGCAGCACTAGCCATAGCCAAGCGCAAAGACATGTCGGACGCATGGGTGTTTGATCGGAAGATCCCAAACACTGACGTTAGTCCCCTCGACGGATGTGCTCTGGCTCTGTACGGCTACCTGAAGCATTCCGGGGACGAAGGCCCGCCAAATCTGTGGATCTAGGGTGCAGCATCGGCAGTTGCACGCGCGGCGTCCATGTCGCGGAGCTCGTCGATGACGGCGACGAGTTTGGGTGGCATACCCAGCCAGGGCGCGTGCGCGTGGAACAGGACTTCGGAGATGACGAGTTCGGCGAGGGCTCGGGGGAGGTTTCGGCGGGCCAGGGCGACGGCTTCGGCGGCTGTGTACATGCCGCGGACGCGGAGCTGTACTTCTTCGCTGAGCTTTGGCCGCAATCCCTCGCGCAGCTTTGGCCGTGCAGTCATGCGGGATCATTGATGGTGCAAGCTACGTCGGGTTCTGGGCAGTTGCATCGGGGATAGGTACAGCTAGTTCCAATTTTTGGATTAGGTTGCACAGCTTGTGGCCAATCTATATCCTTAAATGGGAACGGCTTTGTCAGGTATTGCATCATCAGCAATCCCTCTTTGGTCGGTCGGAAGTAGCGCCGACGTGGCCCACCATGCCCCTTCGCTTCCTCGGGATCTTCGTGTCGGTCCTCTAGCCAACCGTGTTCGAGCCACCGAAGCAGCATCGGATGCACAACTCCGCTAGAGATTTCCAGTGCGTGAGTAATTTCCCAACTGTAGTGCCATGCCGTGGGGTCGGCTGCGAAGTATTTTGCAACCGCTAACTGTGTATTGGTGCGTCTGATCACGCCCTTATTATAGCTATCTAGAGTAAGAGTGTCAAATAAATGGATGTAATGCATAATCCCCGCGTCACGACAGTTGAGTGGGAAAACTTACCTGAAGATGTGAGGGCAACTCCCAGTGGCAGCACTCTCGTTTGTGATTGCGGTCTGTGGATACACGGCTCGGCTGAATTGGTTAGTCAAGCGTACATGGATCACATTAAGGTTACGGACCCGGCTTTATACGATTTGCTCGTGGCTCAAGACGAAGGTAACGGACCCTAATGTCCTCGAAATTGGGTTTGTGGGTGTCGGGCTTGCCGGTATTGGTGCGATATTTTGGCCTGCTGCTCTTATTCTTTGTGGGATCTTGGGTGTCCTCGCGTGCGAACGGTCCTCTCAAAGACGCGATGAACGAATCATTGCTAACCGGCGGTTAAGGCAGGTGGCATGAGTTTATTCGGGTTGTTCGAGCGTCGGAACGTATTGGACAACCCTGCCATTCCGTTGACCTCGACGGCTCTTCTCGATGTTTTAGGTGAAATGCCGTCAGATTCCGGTGTTCGGGTTACCGAGCGTACGGCGCTGACGCTTTCCTCCGTGTATCGGTGTGTGACCCTGATTTCATCGGTATGCGCTTCACTTCCGCTACATATTTACAAAAATGAAACGCTAGAAAAATCAGATTCACAGCTTTTACAGAATCCACACCCAGAACTAACGCCCTATGAGCTGTGGCGCAGCACTTATGCTTTTCGGTGCTTATGGGGCAACGCTTACCTACAAAAAATACGGGATAGCGTCGGCCGTGTTCAGCAGTTGTGGCCGATTCATCCCGAAAGAGTGCAGGTAGGGCGGGCTCGGCCGATCGATTTGAACCCGTCAGGCAAGATTTTTAAGGTTACCGATGATACCGGCAAAGAGCATGCGCTGACATCCCGTGAAATTCTACACATCCCGCACCTCGGGTATGACGGAATTACAGGAGTTTCACCTATTAGGCTCGCCGCACAAGCTGTAGGGCTGTCTCTGGCAGCCGAAAAATACGCTGCAAAGCTGTTTGGTTCGGGAAACCTACTTTCCGGAGTGCTACAGACCGAGCAACGGCTACAAAAAGCTGACGCTGAGCGACTGCAAGAGCGCTGGAATAAGACGATGACCGGCCTGAACGCGGCTCGTAAGGTCGCCATTCTGGATTCGGGTGCAAAGTTCCAGTCATTGACCATGCCTAATGACGATGCCGAGATGTTGGCTACTCGGGAATTTCAGGTTCAGGAGATCAGTCGGTATTTCGGCATTCCTGGCTTCCTTTTGGGCGGCAGTCAGGGTAGAACTCCTAGCGCAGGTGCCGGGCTTGAGCAGGAAAGCCTTGGTTGGGTTATTTACGATTTGCATCCCACGTGGCTTGCGCCGATGGAGCAGCGAATTACAAAGGAACTCGTTAGCAACTCAATGTATGCTAAGTATCGGTTAGAGGGTTTGTTACGAGGCGACAGTCAGGCCAGGGCAGCGTTTTACACTGCTTTGTGGGGAATCGGCGTACTTAATCCTGATGAAATTCGTGAATTGGAAGACCGCCCGCCGATTCCTGGTGGCAAGGGTAAGGGCTATGTCCAGCCGTTGAATTACGCACCGTTGGGAACCTACCCGCAGCCTAACCAGCAGCCGAGTAATAAGACTGATCCCAATAATGATGGCGGTCAAAAAGGGTTTAAGCAACAGCTTGACCCGAAGTCACAAGTTCAATACCCGAATAATGGGCGCGTAGGGGCGAGACACTGATGGCCGCTAGTGGTTTTGAAGTCGTAACGATTAGTGAGGGCGATGCCTGATGCCGTGGCACATTGAAAAAGGCGGCGGAACGTGCAAACTCGACGAGTACGCCGTCATTAAGAACGCGGACGGTTCTACGGCTGGCTGCCATCCGAATCCAGACGCAGCAAAGCGTCAAATTGCGGCGCTTTATGCAAATGAAAAGCCGGGCAAAAAGCGCGGACTGAGTACCGCACTTGAGGAGACACGTGCTCTTCCTGCCGATGTCGCAGGCATGGAGATCCGCTCTGCTGAGGACGAGTCCTCGGAAGATCGGTTTCATGGCTACGCTATGGTGTGGAATAGTCGAGCTGCTATTGGCGACCCCTACACGGTCGGCTTTTACGAGCAGTGCTCGCCGGGCATGGTCACGAAAACTCTTCGCGAGGGTGACCAACGGTTCTTCCTAGATCACAACCCGTTCTACATTGTGTCCCGACGCTCCGCAGGCACTCTCAGCCTTACTCCTGATGACCACGGCTTGGTAGTCGACTCGGCACTGGACGATCGCCTGTCGTACGTCCGGGATTTTAAGGCCAACGTTGATAATCGAAACATTACCGGCATGTCTTTCGGCATGAAGGTGGTTAAAGACAGCTGGGCGAAAGAGCGGGTGACCCGTAGTGACGGTCAAGATCTCGATGTTGAGGTCCGCACCCTGCTAGAGGTTCAGCTCGTAGAGGTTTCGGCTGTCACCTTCCCAGCGTACGGATCTACGCAGGCCTCCCTGAAGACTATTGCTACAGCTCTGCGCCAGCGCGGGGACTTAGAAGCTATCGAATGTCGGGCGCAGTGGTGTCCCGAACTATTCGAGATGTGCGGTATCGATCGTGATTTACGCCGGGTAACTATCGATCTCGGTAGTTCACAGCGGACAATCAATAACGAGTTCTTAACTGCCCTTCGTCACGAGGTGAAGAAGGCGCAAGACGAACTGAATAGGTCGGACGAGCCGGATACTACCACTCGTCAGGACCAAGATGGGCAAACCGAGCCGGTCGCGTCCACTCGGATTGATGGCCCGTCACCTTCTGATCGGCTTCGTGTGCTCTCTGCACGTTTCCATTTGCCGATTAGTTAACCAATTCATAAAAGCACCTGAAAGGACGCGAGCCTCATGGCTGACAGCGCTTTAGAACGTCTAGTAGATAAGCAAAACCGAATCTGGAATCGGATGCAGGATCTTCAGCGGCGAGCTGAGGCCGATGAAGGTTGGACTCAGGAAGACCGTAACAACTGGGATGCAGCCGAGACTGAACTCACTGAGGTTTCAAAGGATATCGAACGGCTACAGCGTGCCGCTCAGCTTGAGCGGGTCGACTACGGCCAGGTTGTTGACACCCGTGGTGTCGCTGGCGAGGTAGAGACTCCCGAGTCGAGCACTGAGCAGCGTGCCGAGCAATACGAAAATGCCTTCGGTAACTACATGCGCGGCGGCCTTGAGCGTTGCTCCATGGAGCAGCGGCAAGCACTCATGGCGCACTTTGATAGCTCGCCAGAATTGCGGGCGCAGGGCATCGGCACTAACACTGCTGGTGGTTACCTGGTTCCTCCTGGGTTCCGCAACGTGCTTCAGGAAACCATGAAGGCTTACGGTGGTTTGCTCAACTACGCCGGGGTTATTAACACCGATTCTGGCCAGCCATTGCAGTGGCCGACCGTCGATGATACCGGCAATGTCGGCGCCATTCTGGCGGAAAACACTCAGATTAGCCAGCAAGACGTGACGTTCGGCACCCTGACAATCGGGGCCTACGTCTACACCTCTAAGGCTGTGCTAGTTTCGCTTCAGCTGCTCAATGACGCGGTATTCGACATTAACCGTGAGCTGCCCCGCATGCTGGGCGAGCGCATCGGTCGTGCGGTTGCTGCACATTTCATCACTGGCACTGGCACTGGTCAGCCCGAAGGTATCGTGCCGAACATCACCGTTGGTGTGACCGGTGCGACTGGCCAAACTCTTACGGTTACGTATGACGATTTGATTGACCTTGAGCACTCGATCGATCCGGCGTACCGCGATGACAACCTTCGGTGGCTGATGAATGATGCCACCCTGAAAGTTATTCGGAAGATCAAGGACACCCAGGGTCGGCCGATTTGGTTGCCTGTTCCTACACCTGGTTTCCCGGCAAGCATTAACGGTATTCCTTACATTATTGACCAGGGTATGCCGGTTCCGGGTGCCAACAACAAGTCTATCATTCTCGGCAACTTCCGCCGTGGTTATCTGATCCGTCAGGTGCAAGGCGTGCAAATGATGAGGCTAGCCGAACGCTGGGCTGATTTCCTCCAGGTGGGATTCTTCGGTTTCAGTCGTTTGGATGCCCGTCCTATTGACCCGAACGCTATGCGTGCGTACAAGCATTCGGCCACCTGATCAGTTGAGATTGAACGAATAGGAGGCCAGGAATGGCTCTTGGTACGGAAGGTAGCGGCAGCGGACGCTCTACGGAAGAGCTTCGTCGTGAATCGTCGCAGCCTCGGGTTGGCCGTAGTAAGCATGATCTGACTACGGCGTCCCCCGACGCGGCATGGGTTGCTGCGGAAGCCTCGGCACAGCCGCGCGCCGACGTAGTGGCCATGGTTAGCCGTGATAAGAATGGAAACCCGGCACAGTCCGAGAATTTCCAGGTCATGGTTGATGACGATGCGCCTGACTACGTTAAAGATGTTGCGTGGAATAAGGCTGGCGAAGAGATGGGCGCGCGGAAGTACGACGCGAAAAAGCATGGCAGTATGCCAGAGCTTGATCACGAAGCGCGCGCAAAGACTGAATCTGACGAGCTGCGCCGAATCCGCAGAGGAGAGTAATTGATGCCTCGGGTACGCATGTTGACCTCGGTAGCAGGTCCGTACATGAACTGGGATGAAGGCGAAGAGATCGACATGACTCCCGAGCAGGCAAACATCTGGGCGGATGGGGTGCGCGGTGAACTCGTGCGCCCCTCCACTCAGATTGAAACCCCCGAAAAGAACTCGTCAACCCGACGCGGTGGATATCAAACTCCGGAAACGCGTCGTCGGTAGGTAAGTGCTGTGACAATTATCAGGTTCGGGAATCCTGCTGCGTTGGAATCGGGCCAATTGTTGACCGGTGAACAAGTTACCACGGTTAATATCCCTGAACGGTATGACGAAGAGCAGTGCTTTGACGTTATTACTGGATTAGAAGGC